GCGACGCTTGTACCCATCAGCCCCGGGAAGAGTATCCCGGAGATGGACCCGCCCCTGCGCATCCTTCTTATAAACGCTCTGCTGAGAGTCGGGTCGAAAGACCCCCCTACCAGACTTCGTCCGAAAACGACGGAAGAGGCCGCGAACATTCTCATGTTCGAGAGCCCCCCCAAAGTCTTCATTCGAAGAGCGAATATAAATCGAATATGCAGGATACACATAGTCCGCACCCAGGCTATAAAGCTTGTGCACGGATTTTGCAGTATAGGTCTCAAAGGTAAAGCCGGACCAACCCAACTTTCGATTTGATGGCACCAGAGTATAGTCACCGAGAAGGTGACCATCTCCGAATCCATCAGGTCCATAAATAGCGAGTTCCTCGCTAATAAGGCCACGAAGGTATTGAATCGGCTCGAGCTCTCCTCGCCTCACATAAAAATTGTGAAGAACGAAGAGGCTCATACCGGTGAGAACCGACTTAATGTAAGCCGGTCGCACGTCTAGACCGAAGAGAAAATCCTTTCCGCAAGACTCTCGAAAAGGACCAGACCAGAAGCTCTTGTTCATGTTAACCATGAACCCACACGCTGTAAGAACCTCTAGTACCAAGTCAACGCGTCCGGTGGGACAGATAATGTCATCACCATATACGGAGACGGTATCAGAGGGATCACAACATGCCGAGACCAAGCTGTAGAACAGCAGGGTCTCGAGAGGGAAGGTAAACCCATTCCCCATAGAGCTGAACTGATCCAGACGCTTCACTCCCACTGGTGTTTCCACCTCTCGTGTCCTTAGACAGTCGAGGAGGTTATACCAGTCTTCCGGGAGCAAACTGTACACAAGGCCTGAGGCTATGGTACCTGAAGCGCTTTTTAGGTCGAGGGTTGCTAATGCCCCCGTAAGTGAACCTTCTTTGGCCAGACGCTGGTTTAGCGTTTGATCGCGGATGTCCACACCCACACGCCTCAACCTCTCGGCAATTACGGCGCCGACCCCAAGTTGAACCATTCCGTTCAATGTAGGCTCTTTGCCGATAGTCCGAAAAGTTTTTGCGTTCTTCGGGACGAACTCCACCTGTCCTCTGGAAAGAGAGACTGGTGGATAGGTGCTTGTGATGTCTGGGGAAACCCCAGACCAATCAGGTACCTGTGAGAAGAAGGGGATCAAAACCCTCCTAAATTCGTCACTACAGGAAAACATCTGCGCAAGCTTTCGCCTAGCAGAAGCATCTTTCTTTTTGACTTGCGTCGTAGCCCCTGGCCCGAAACGGATCTGGAGGTCGTCGAGACTTGGGCAATCCCCGAGAATATGAGCGATTTTTTGCGCCGCAGTATACAATACTGCTTCAACGCGGGTGCGGAATTTAAACGCACCCCTCTCATATAAACGGAAAATGCTGTTGGTCTCGCGACACAGACGTTCAGCCTCCTCGAAAGCAGCCCAGGCTACCTGTTCCTTATCAACCCCTATATCAAGGTCGTCACGCTTCGAGAAGAAGGCGATGACCTGTCGTAGGTGACGGTAAGACTCAGGATAATCTGAGCTAACTTCAAGCTCAAAGAGGCACAGACTTTCAACGTCCCCCCGGTCGATGAGACCGAGGATGGTGTGAGCCTGCGGGTGTTGATACGCTTTCTGAGCGTGCCAACGGGCAAGGTGAAGAAGGACCTCATTGGTTTGACCCGTATCCAATGCTTGATCCCAGGTTTGCAATTGCATAACTGGTTCCTAATGGGAAAGAATCGAGCAGCCCACGAATGGGCAAAATGGGACCCCCTTTAGGGGGGCCGCCCGGCCGATTCAAGTCGGCATGAGCAACGAGTCGAACAGCTCGGAGAAGGGACCTGTCGTCGACGCTGCCACCGAGGTGGAAACGTTTCCGGAGGTATTCACCATGAGCTGTCGAGCCAGACGCCGGCCTGCAACGGTTGACCGAGGATGTGCATACGAGAAAAACCCGAAGGTATCCTCGAATGCAACCTTCGGCGCCGCGGTATATCCGGCAGCGTTCTGGTTGAGAATCGCCTCCATCACGGGGACGACGATCTTCCATTCCGAGCGCTTCACGCCCGACTTGAGAACAGCATGGCTGGCCTCGTATCGGACTTGCGCGTAATCCGGAACGGACGCCAGCAGCTCGCGCCAAAGCGCTTGAATCATGTCCCCCTTACGGGAGACCGAGACAGGCACCAAGGTGTGCGAGACAGGCGTGGCGGCACCATCAAAGGTGATGATATTCGCAATTTGCGACATGAAAGACTCCGAATGCCCCGGTTAGAGGGCAGTTTTCCGTTCGCTAGAAATTAGCGGATTGCGGATTGTGTGACTAACGCAACAGCGTTAGCCGCACGCTTCCAACTGAACACTTGTGCAAGGCTCTTAAAAGTCGGCAACGGGATCGACAGTGAAGTCGATATTGTGCGCGTAACCTGCGTCCGTTTGGTTCTGATGTAAACATCGAACCATTCTTCTGCAGGCCCAACGCACGTCCCGATATTCGCCTTTGACGGAAGTCCCGAGCACTCGGTCAGCGTTCTCACGGTTTTAGTCGTGATGAAAGTGCCGGTAAGCGCACTCCCTAGGGCCCTAGCTTGCAAGTAATTCCCGATCGGTATAAACCAATCGAAAACGAAGCTGTACGGGAGAAGCTCCCAAGCTACGCTTGCAGGGTCCGCGAGTCCAGCAAGAGCGACTTCATTTACCTCGGTAAGCCTGGCTATAATCCGCGTTGAGGTGTAAGCCTCAGCCTTAGATTTAACCCAAGCTTGCGTTGGAAATGCCTTCACTCCTACCTTGAGACTCGCCCGGTATGTCTGAGTCAAGGGTGCGTTCAAACGCGTGGCGAGATAGCCAGCCCCATCGTAGACATCATTAACCAAGGGTAACCAGCCGTACTGCAGTTCGAGCC